AAGGAACTTCGAATTCAGAAGCTGGATTAATGTCGGATGTAATACGGTGAGAACCTAGCGGGCCTGGAAGTGTCTGCCTCGTGTAGGGTCCTATACGTTTATTAAATCCTATCACAGCTGCTCTCGCAGCGCGTGAAACGGTGACGTAGACGTCCGCATTAAAAATGCCGAGATAATACAGAGCTTCTGTAAGGAAGGTATTTCTCTCAACTTGAATAATGGAAGGAGCGTCTACATCTCTATCACCGCGTGGAACGATTTTATATCGCATTCCACCTCGTATACCACTGTGAGCCATTGCAATCCAATGAAACATTACTGTTCCACAGTAATTGTATGGGTCATTTGTGGTTGCAGCATTTCGAAAATGCACTGCATTAAATACGTTCCCTCGGTAGAAAGGATATATACATCTAGTACCTGCCAAAATCTTATATCCTGTCTCCGTCAAGCCAACAACTTCGTGAAGTACGTAGCGCTTGAGCATGGTGCGAAAAGATTTGATCGTTTCACCAAAGAAAACAGAAGTTACGTTGGTTAATGGATCATAGGTAGGTCCTAGGTCTGAAGATTGTTCCTGAAATGGAGCATCCATCTCATCTTCTAAAACTTCGTCTCCTGATTGGGGTAACAAAATCTCTTGAAGATCTCCAGATTGAGGTTTTAAAACGTATCGCATGTATTCGTCTGATGGGACTGCGACTTGGAAGTCGTCTCCCGCAGATATATATACGTTAACCTCGATATCGTTGTTAGCGACATCGTTGGGCACGGTGAGTTCATTGACAATGTATACGGCAAGTACACCATTTCCCTCTGATTTGGAGGTGAATGCTGTAGTACTGTACATGTTAGTCACACTGTCTTGCCCCGGAACTTGATGTTCCAAGTAAGTTAGTTCCTGACCATTCGCTATGGAGATTGTGAAATCAGACTTGTCCGATATATCAATAATTTCAACATAGTTAGTGTTATATTCATTCGTAGAAATGAAATTTGGGTCGTAAACAACTTTAAGGCGTCCTCGATGAAATGAGGAGCACACAACTTGGAATCGGTAGTTCAACGTTCCCGTCCA